CTTGTCTCGTTCTTCTTTTTTCTTGAGGAATTGTATTTCTTGATCTTTAGAGGTATCTTGAAACCAGAGGATTTTAGGTTTATCTTCTAATTCACGAACTTTTGAAAGAATGATTTGGAAGTAGTTCCACAGGTCATCGGGCACTCTCTCCTTGACTCTTTGATATATTAACTCACTTCCACCTTTTGCATTCTTTGATTGTTCAACCACATCTCCGTCAGTTGGTGGTGATGGAAGTCCTTGTTCTTTTCTTTTCCGAATTTCTTTTATTTTGGAACCATCGAACTTCATCATACTCATGAAGATTCTCCGATCTTATCAAGGGCCTCTACTTTTTCAAGTGCTTCAAGAGATTCATTTTTTTCTTCTGTCGGCGGTTCTGGTTTCTCTTTTCCAAAAAACTTTAGAACCGCCTGTAAAATTTTATCAAACATTTTTTATTTCCATTGTATGATTATAACAAATTATTCAACAAATGTCAAGTCTTTTTTTTAAAAAAGTTTACCTTGTTCAATGCCATGTAATCTATATTGAAGTTTCCCATCATGAAATACTTCAACATCATCACCATCTAATTGCTTGGTTGCGGCTTCGTTATCTGCATCTATTTTACTAAATTTCAATATTTGTCCATTTTTTGTTTCAACTAGATAAGGGTTTTGCTCATTGGGGGTTTGCATAACTGTTCCTATAAGTGAAAACCTGTCCTGCATATGTAATACGCATCTACTATGTCAGAAACAGGGTTAGAAATTTTAGTTGATTTCGGAGATAATTGGCTCCGAAGATCGACATGTGTTTCAGATAAAAATGTTTCGTACATTAAGTCTTTATTGGCATTTCCTTTTCCTGTAGCATGTTTCTTAATTACTGTGGGGGGAATCGTAGTATATTTGAATCCGTCTTCTCTAAGTTGTTTTTTGAGTATTCCCATATTTTCTGCAATGTTAAATACTCTGCCTGTCGCTGCAAATGCATAACCTTCCAAATAAACTTTGTTCACTCGGCCATCATACCATCGAATACATTCAATAGTCCAAGATGCAAGTTTACAATATCTATCAATATCATCCGTATATTCTGGATAATCATAAGCAAGAAACACTTTACCTAATGATTTGTGTGACTTGTTTTGTTTCAAAAAATGAAACTTACAATTTTTAAATTTTATATCATTATCAATTATTTTTGCCACACATATTGCGGGCGATGTTAGTGAATAATCAATTCCTGCTATATACTCATTCGGTTTCAAATTCGTCATAGTATGGTTCCATCAAAATTCCGCAAAATGCACAATGAAACGCATGTTCTTCTGGTCTAGTTTGTATGTTATCTGAATCATAAATCATTGAGTAATCTGCGTTGCAATTATTGCATTCTACATCCAATACGACTTCCATTTCTCTCCATTTAAAGGTCTACGATTTCACATCCACCTTCTGCCGAACAAGCAAGTTCTTGTGATGCTACCGTATAATCTCGCTGTTCATAATTAGATAGTTTTGACCAATCTACCTTCTTTGGTATTTTAGTCAACAATTCATTATATTCTTTTTTTGTACAATCTTGATATGGCGCTTGTCTATATGTATGTTCACTAAAAGGTAAAAACGAAATACCACTAATTGAATCAAAATTGTTCCACACCCACGCACCCACATCAAGCCATTCGTGTTCTTTAACAGAAACCGTAATAGATGGTTTGTGTTCACACCAATGTTGTTGATATTTAGTCCAAAGTTGTAATTGTTCAATTGCAGTCATGTCTTTGCGACAAATGGCTCCTTTGGGGCTTTCCATTGGGAAAGAAAAAACAGTTGTATGTTTTGGTTTAGTTACATCTGGTTCACTTGGAAAGTTTGCCTCTTTCATCATTTTGCAAAGAGGATCTTTGTTGTCTGCTCTTACAGTACGGATATAATAAGGACTATGGCGGGCATGAATACCAGAAGCACTATCAACAAGCTGAGAAACAGTACCACTTGGTTTGACACAAGTAATGGCAGCGGATCTTTGGATTCCAAGTTTGTCTGCCCATTCTTTATTTGTTTCGACTGCAATTTTTCTAAGGTCATCTAATAACTCCTCCAATCCTTTTTTTCTTCCGTTGGTCAAAGGATTGTCTAAAATTCCGGTAAGTGAAACACCAAGAAGTCTTTCTTCGGTGCAGTTTTTTCCCCATTCTTTGGTAAGATATCTGAAATTGGTAAGAGTGGATTGGAATGTCCCAAGGATAGTCGCAGTCCTGACTTTCTTAGAAAGAGATTCGCTAGTGTCCCATCTTCGGATAACGCATTCCGACAAGTTGCAAAATTCTCTGCTTCGCAGAATAATCTCACTGCATGGGTTAGTTCCAAAGTCATCTCTTGGTTCTCGTCTGGTAACAAATCCTCCATTTCCATCTGGTTCCTTTTCGTTTAGTGCTATTACTTGATTTTTGGCTGACATTCCATTATAAACTCCACGTTCTCCTGACTTTGAATCGTAAAGAGATAACCATTCTCGCATATAAGTTCCAACATCCGGCCGTTCCTTATAATTAACTGAATTGTTCGCTAGTGCTCGTTGTACATTAAGTTTGTTCCATTCTCCATGTTTCGCAAATCTCATTTCTCTGTCATTGAGATCTGAAAGACTGATAAGAGCACTTCTACGAACTCCACCCACCACAACTATTTCTGCAATTTTACAAACAATATCATGACATTCAATGGGTTTAAGTTTTCTCCCTGCCGAATCTTGAAATATTGTTGATACAAAATGAAACAAATCATCTAACGGTTGTGGGCCAGAAGCCCTTCCACCAAATGTTTTTAAAGGTTCCCCAGCAGCACGAACCCTTGAAAGATTCCATTTTGGAATTTGACCTGTCCACAATAAACTCAAAAGTTCCTTGAACGCTTTTGCCCATCCAAGTTTTGAATCTGCAACTATAATTGTTGTATCAGTTGGATGAAATTCTTCTGCAACCAATGGTAATTGATTTACATGTTCTATCTCTACACTAAATCCAACACCTGTTCCGTTCATAAGAACATAGAGTATTTCATCAAAAGAACGTGAACTATCAATTTTTACATAAGAACAATTATATCCTGCAACGTTCTCTTTTCTAAGTGCATCTCCGGCCGTCATCAAACAACGCATAGAAGGCATTACATTCATTGTCAATACTTCTTCTCTCAATTCTTCAACCAATCCATTTCCTAAATCATAATCACATGTTTCTTTAAGATGTTCTTGAAAAAAAGTAAAATAACGATCTACTGTTTCTCCCCATGTTTCTCTTCGTTTTTTATCATAATCCCATCGTGCATACCGTGAAAGATGAATGAATTGTTGGTATTGACTAGGTAAGACGGCGGGATTGATAGGGTTCATTTTTTTCTCCAAGAGGCGAGTTCAGTTTTTGCTAGCAGACCATTGTACGTGTTGATATTTATTATATCGATTATTCTTGATTCTTGAATACTAGCAAGAACCATGTCGTTTAAATCTTTACATGCAATCGAATCCGGCCAGATGCAAATATTCCAACCATTGTCGATTGTTTTTTCCATTCTAGAAATGATTTCTTTATTTCTAGGTTCGTTATCAAAGACCATCGTTCCTGTATGATTATCCAATGCACTTGAAATCTCAATTTGTGACCTCAAGTTTACATCTGATCCTGCCATTGCAATACAGTTCGGCAGAAACATCGAATCAAACGGGCCTTCAACTACATAAAATTGTTTCTCCAAATCCAGGCGATCCAATCCGAATATTTTAGGAGAATCTTCGTCCATCTTAATCGTGATGTAACGAAGTAGAGTATTTGTAAACGCTCGTCCTTGAAACGTAATGAGTTGTTTATTTTTATCAAAGAAGGGAATTATTATTCGTTGTTCTTTTTCATTTAAATCATACTCACGTTTTGTTATCTTTCTAACAAAACCTTTAAAGTCCTCTGTATAATATAGGTAACTTAAAAATTGAGGTGGGATTGCACGATTGATGAGATACTTCTTTGCGAAATGTTGATCATCAAGATCACTAATTCGGGGAAGATTTATCTTGGTATGGAATACTGGTTTCTTATGTTTAAATACTGGATTTTCTGTATTTTGGCCTTTTCCTGTAACACCTTCTTTATATCTCTCTAGGACATATTGTTTGTGTAATTCACCATCAAGTTTTTTGAGAAAATTAGAAAAAGTATTACTTTGTCCACAATTATGACAACGATAAAAGAGATCTGTCTTTTTTTGATACAGATAACCTCTTGCTTTGGTTTTACTTTTTTGAGAATCACCACAAAAAGGACATCGAAAATTATACAACCCTTGTTGCTTACGCTTGAAAAGGGGAAGTCTAGATGAAACTAAATTTACGTATTTTGTGTCAATGTAAGAAGGCATAATAAATTTCTATTTTGATTGTGTTACTTATAATTGTATCACATTCAAAACAAAATGTCAAGTTCAATTAGATAAAAATTTGGGTATGATATTTGTTAATAACCATGCAATCGCTGTGGCAATACCAATAGTAATCCATCTCCATTTTTCAAGAGAGTCTACTTTTTTATACAACAATGATATATCAGATGATACTCTGGTTTCTGTTTTATCAATCATTTCAGTACACTTGTCATGAAGATCACCAATTCGTGTATGAAGTATTTTTAATTCATCTCGAACTTCATTATCACTTGTCTTATGCAACTCTTGCCCAGCGAGCAATCGGCCGATATTTTCTGAGAGTGCATTAAGTTTACTGGAAGTATCACTTAACTTCTCCATCAAAGCATCAAGTTCCTTAGTACGGAACTCATCCTTGATTTTCAGAGTTTGGATTTCAGTTTGAAGTTGATGGATAGATTCTTGTTCGGGCATAAGATAATTCCGCCGGTCTGACTTTCTTTATGAACTGTTTACAAAAATGAGCAAAGGCTTTTGGTGCAAATGTATTATTATGCACCGTCCACGATTCCCCATTTAGTTCTGGGTCGTGACCATCATTATGTATTTCTAACGAATTGTCTTCATCATCTGTGGCTTTCCATGTAGATCGGGACTTACTGATCCACTCTCCACTCATTATTTGTTCGATTGAATCATCTGCGTAGATTTGCAGATATTCTTTGAATTTCATCATTTTCAACTACCATGTCTAAGATATTGCATACATCCTGTTTGGGAATCCATTACTATGATAGGTTTTTTAGGATATTTTCTTGCAAATGCACGAATATATTCTCCAGCTTCATCTTCACCAACATAACCACTATAACGAGTATATTTCTTTTTACCCAAACGTGATTTATGAAAATATGCAGGATCTAAAGCAAATACATCTATCCCTCCAAATCTTTTCATAACCAAACCTTTTGGTGGTTTTTTCAACAAAGGAATTCCTCTTGTTGCAATATTACCACTTCCCATATTTGTAGTTGGAGTATCTTCAATCAATGCATTTTCAAATTTTCTCAGTGTTGAAGAGTCAAATTCTAAATCGTTATTATACATTTTTTCAAACATATCAAAAAATTGTAACTCTAATTCTTCCTCTGTAATCTTATATCCGTCTTGTTGTTCTTTGATTAACCAAAGTGCGGCCGCATAAGATGCAAGGCGTGATTTACCGCCAGGAATCTTTCCCATTAACTTTTTGATATTCCAAATTAACGTATCAGAAAGATTATATGCATCTTTCTCTTCAGAAGTTTCTAAATCTCTACGCCGTTTGAGTATCTTTCCCTTCTCATCGACAATACCCAATTCAAAGGCTTTTGTCTTTTCAAATGGAGTTACCAGTTTTTTTAAAAACTGATAGACAAAATATATGTTTCCGATTCCTGCAAGGATTCCCATTCTATTCTATTTTCCTTAATTCTTTGATGGTAGTTTCATTCAATGGAATATGATTTGTCTGAATATCTTCTCCATCTATTCCTTTTATTTTTTCTGGAAGACGATTTAAAAATATAAGAAAAGGTTTAAGAATAGAATAAAACTTTTTTTCTACTCTGAAAAACAACATACGAGTTGCAGCCTCGTTTTCAAATACATTATAGATAACAATCAAATGATTGAGAATCAAATTTGTTCTCAATTCTCCTGTTTCAAGAAATCGATTAAATAGTCTCTTGACATATTTAATTTTATTCAAATCTTCATTAAATTCTTCAATAGAAGTACATTGGCGATTATCATAATACTTCATCGCAAAATGTAAATAATTTTTTTCATTTAAATCATCAAATAAATTCATATTCACTATTCAATTATGTTACTGCATGTCCATATCCACCGATGATTTGCCATGCACTATCATTAAAAAGAAAAACAACAGTATCACCTACTGCATCTAAAGTAACATATGTTCCACCATCTAAATTCGGTGGTGTAACTCTTACACTCCCACCATCAACTATATGAGAAACAATTTTGACTTGTCCTTGTACTCCATCTGCAAGTGTAACTACTTGTGCCGCACCAGTAGAAGTACAATTCGTAATCGAAGTTGTTAGATTTGCGGCCCCTGCACCCGAAAGAGCTTGTGGTGTTCCCACATATGGTGTTTTAAAAAAATTAACAAGAGTAATTTTCTTAGTCTCTGATGCTGATGTATCAGAAACCAAAGCCACATCATCTGATGCCGTTACAGTCAGTGCATTTAAATCACTTATTCTTTTGTCCGCCATCTTTTTCTTTATCTAGATCATTGACAACCACTTCTTTTTCTGGAAAAAGTGGTTTAGGTTCTGGTTTTTCTTCTTCTTCAATAAATTCATTAGAAAGAAGAATTGCACCTCTCATCGTAAGAATGTCAGTATTGGTTACTTCCAACTGTTTTTCTAACTCAATTCTCTTATCAACAAGAGAGTTGTAGTTAGTCATCAATTCTTCACGTTTCTTTTTAATCTTTTCAAGTTCCATGTTGTTTCGCTTTTAATTATGTTTCAAAAAATTGGGGGGAAACGAATCCCCCCAAAAATAACTACCAATTACCGATTATTAGTCAGTAAATGTAGGAACGGTATCGGATGTTACATAACCAGATACCATCCATATTGTTGTGCTTATCCCAACTATAAGAATATCATACTGCCCTGCGGT